TGCGGGATCGCCGCCATCGTTCCACATTACCCGGCTAAACCCCATACCTATAGTGTTTAACCGTTTTACTGCGTGCCTTGCGTGGGTCTTAGTTGTCCTGTTAGGGCTAAGATTATCCATGTTACGCCTCCTTTTGTTTAGCCAAAGCCGTTATGGTCTCTGGCTTTTCCCTCAATAGTGTCTTTAAGGTTGCTACCACTTGTCTTTTGCCGTCTTGTATCCAGGTATTCTCTCTTGAGGCAGGATCCCACACACTGCCATGGTAGGCTACCGCGTCCTCTAAAAATAGCATTACCTCTTGCCCCGGCTGCCCATCAAACATAACATGTAAGTTACTTTGTAATGCCTTTACATAGTCAATGTCCTTTAAATCCCTCTTTATCCCCCCGTCTATCATTTTGCCTCCCTTGCGGCCCCGGCCATAGCCACATTTTTATCAACCTGACTGCCTTTTTCTATAATCCCTGCCCCTTGCTCAAGCATAGCCATTTGCTGCGCCTTGGCTGCTTGCTCTGCCCGTTCATCCCTTATAGCCTTAATCTCTGTATCTGTTCTTAATATCTTGACCGGCGCTCCCGTAACATCCCATATACTATCAATAGTCTTATCAGCGTTGATCTTATCCAATGCCTGCGGCGCAAACTGTGCTATCTGCGCTGACGCACCTAATGCGTTCGTCAACGCTGTCATCTCACTTCTCTTTTGGCTTTGCGCCAACAGCCCTACATAGTCAATACTATAATCCACATCCATCATCATCTCGTCCGGCGGCATAGGTAACTTGCCTCTGCGCCACAATATACCTATCGTCCGTATGATTATAGGATCTAACACCTCACCTGTGTATCTGCCCACTGCAGGCCCTAAAAGCGTCATTTTCTCGTTTATCCGCTCCATGACCTCTGGATTATTCATCTGCTTGGTTATCTGGTCAAACGCTATAAATACATCATTATACATAAGGCTCTTGACCTGATTAGCGTAGTAAGTTAAAGCCTCCATGCCTACCTGTACATTGCCGTAGTTGCCAAAAGGAAAGACATCTTTCTGGTTATCAAGACTGGTCTTTTTGTAATAGTTCACTGCCCTGGGGTTCATATTAAACGGCATGATAAAAGCGTTCTCTGGCAGAGCCACTGGAGGATCTGTCTGCTTCATCATTGCCCTTAGATTGGTCTTTGCTATAGCGTTTAATAGCCTTGCCATAGGAAGAGCCTTCATAGCGGGAGAAAAGCCCCATGGTATCAAAGGCCGCTTGTTAAACCTATGTGTCATACAGGGAAACTCATTATAACCGTCCTCGCTTATGGTCGTCTTGGCCTTGACATCTATCCACAACGCCTCAATAGGCATATTCTCCTTATTCCCTTTGGTAATATCTCTCCTGTGCCGTCTTGCTATGTATAACAAAAATGGGTGCTTTTTATCACTGCGCTCCCCTGCTTTAAGCTCTGACTTAATAGCCTCGTTTAACTTCTCTTCACCCCACCTGGTAGACGCTTGAAACGCCGTATACTCAAACTCGATATAATACTCCGCCACCCTGCCTCGTGCGTCCTCTACAATACAGACTTTCTTAATAGGCAGGTTTAAAAACCTTATGTCGTCCTCTATGTCTTCTTCCTCCAGCAGTATGCTCGTTCCATACACACCAGATGCCTTATAGCTTGGGAATATCTCATAGTAAAAGTTGCTTCTGTTTATAGCGCTATTTACCTCTTCTGCTACGTCGGAGAGATATGTCGCCACCTTCTTATTAGCCTGCATCATAGGGTTTGAGTGCTTAAGCTTAAACCACATACTTGTAGGGGGAGTGAGGTAATTCATAAATCCCGAAGCCAATACATCGCTGGCATCCAGAGTCGCCGCATCCCAGAGCTTGTTAAAGTTAAGCTCTGCCCCAAAGGCGTGTTCGCTTGATATATCACTCGACTCTACATAGAAGTAATCATGTAATTGCTGCCAATACCCCTCAAAGTTACTCCTTATGCCCTTAACTTGCTGATACCGTTTTATAAGTTCTTCTACTCTGGGTTCTGCCATAATTCTCCTATTGTCCCAACAGGACTTTTCTTGCCACGTCCGCTTGCCCGCCTATGCCTAATGGGCTGGTAAATATTGTCTGGCTTCTTGCTACAGCCCTCCGTTTCTTTATAGTGGCTTCTTCAGCTTGTTTTGCCGAGGTTGCCTGGGCCTGCTGCGCCGTTTGCTGTGCTGCTTTCTCTTTAGCCACTAATGCCTCTTGCGCCGCTGCCGCCTGCTCTCTCTGTGCCGCGGCATCAGCTGCCTGTTGCTCGCTTGCTTGGGCTATTTGACGTTGCTGTGTCTCAGCTGCGCTTTTAGCGCTTTTAGCCGCCTTGTTTTGGCTTACCACGCTTGCTACACCTACTGCCGCTGCGCCTATCGCTAAAGCACCTACCAAACCAGCAGATGCGGCAGATGCGCCTAATGCTGTTCCTATTGCCGCTACTGGGGCCATCGTACCCTCCTTATGATAAACTTCTCCAATGTCCGGTTATACCATGATACTGTACTTGACTTTTCTCTCTCCGCTACCCTGTGCATACCCTTAAGTATAGATATAGAACCGTCCTGAAACGGGGTTGTGGAATACACGCCTATAAAATGTATATGCTTACCTGTCTTGGTTAACAGTTCCCTTGCATAATTTGGGTCTGTCAATAAATGCTTGTTGCGCTGTATATGCTCAAGTGTCTCATCATCACACTTAATATAGAAAGCAAACCCATGCTCTTCTATTATGTAATGCCCGCTTTTTAGCATATTATCCACCAGCGCCTCTATGTTCTGTTCTGTCAGCACCCTCAAAGCCGGGTCAGTCCTAAGTGTCCTAATCATTTCTTTACGCATATTATGACCATGCTGTATGATCTACCCACCTAGAATTAACAGTTATAACATTTGCACCAGCGCAGGTAGGGGTTAAAATCAAGTAATACAATGAGCTTACATTAAGTTTGATTTTAGGTATCTCATGCTTCTGTGCTGCATTTGCAATAGTACCTGCATGCAATACTGTACTACCAGTTGTAACTGCTGTAGCTGAATGGCCCGCTGTGGTAGAAGAAGTTGTGCTACTTAACCTATTCCTGTTATACACTGTAACTGTAGTAGCTTCTGACCGAGCCGTAGCCTCATATAGCTTAATATCCACATTGCCCTGGCTAGCATAAATGTCCAGCTCAAAGTGCGAATACTTTGTAGATGCAGTAGTCTCCCATATCATGTTTAGCGTTGCATTGGTTGCTACACTTGCCGTATAATCAGCCTTAAACGCATCGCCAGCATCTACCACCTTGTCTATTTCATAGTCTGGACTTTCCACCATTACACGGCCATCTGCACCTAATCTAAACAGCCGTATATTACCGCTAGTAGACGCGGTATTGTCTGCCCCGTAGATTGCTACAACATCTGCTACTTTGCCGCTTTCAAGGATTACCCTGCTCATTTGTTCCTCCTATCGTATACCTGCATCAGCCAGGATATCACCTTCCTGGCTATATGCGGGTTGTTTAAAATACTGCCTTGCCTGCCTCGTTATAACATCGCCTATCAAACTCACAGCGTATATCAAGCCATCAGCCTTGTTCGGGCTTTTAACACTATACTTATCTTTCATAACCTTTTTAGAGATAAGCACCTTTCTTTGCTGGTGATCGTATGTATATTTAAGCGTAGTAAGCTCTCTTATAAGTCCTGGCTCTGTCATAACCATATGCCCGTTGCTTACTAACTCCCTGAGCTTATACGCAAATACCGTCCTTGGGTTGCCATAGTCCTTATTAACCTTTGAGCCTAATGTAGGATTTGTAAAGCCTACAAACCGTTCATCCCGCCTGCCGTAACTGAGTGTATCAAATGGCCCGCTCCCCAGCCCATCTATATCCACTGCTGCCCTATCCACACTTTGTTCATTGCAAGTGCTTAATATCCTGCCTGTGGTAAAGTTTAAATTCTGTTTTTCCCACTCATCCACATATACCACTTCCCAATTTAACGCCCCCATTTGCTGTATTATAATAGCTGTACACTTATCATCCCCGAACCTTGCCACATCGAACCCTGCCAGCCTCATACCATAGCTGTCCGTAGCTATGTGCTTATTGTGCTTCGTGTCTACAAGCTCCTGGTAGCCGAACAATGCATCCTCTGTCTGTGTAAGCGGCTGGCCCAGCCATATATGATTGTAGTCCTGTATGCTTTTGGCCTTACAGATAGCAGCCTCGTTCCTAAGCGCCTCTGTGCAATACTTGTTCTCGTCATAGTTTATATGTATATGTAAACAATCGGGCCGCCCTGCAAACTCCTCAAATACTGGATCATGCTCAATATGTCTATTCATAGTGAAGAACACCTTTGCCTTGTCTTTCCTTATCGTAGGTATCAAAACATCAAGTGTCTGTTTTGTTATGGCCTGGCCCTCGTCTATCCATACTATGTCAATGCCTTCCATTCCCTGGATATTAAACCGCCCTTGTTCCCTAAAGCCCCTGAAGTTTATATCCGTGCCTGTTTCCTTATGCGTAACTTTCGAAGCCAGCACATCAAAATAAAGGTTGTATTTATTGATTAAATCGGTCAGTACAGAATATACCGACTCTGCTATCGAGGTCTGTGTTTCCCTGCCGCATACTACTCTTAGCTTGTACTTCTCAGCCAGGTATAGTATAAACCTGCCTACACCCTGTGTCTTGCCCCCGCCCCTGCCGCCTTCTAATAGGAAATACCGGTAGTTATTCAGCTGTTCTATTATCAGGTATAACTTATCGGGCATTTGCAGGATTTCGGGTATGTTCAGTTCTACGCTGTCCATTAGTTTCCTATGTCAAACTGTAATAGTTCTGTTACGCCACACCTTGTTACTCTCACTTCAGACATCTTTGTGTATTTAATTTCGCCACCATGCTCTATATCGACCTTGTCAATCCAGCCAAAGTTCTTTAATGCGAATATAGCCCCAGCGCCTAAACCCTTTTGCAATAGTTCTTCATAGTGCTGTGCTATTCTATCCCTTGCCCTTTTTATAGTGTAACTAAATGCTTCCTTTTTTTCATAGGCATAAAAGCTTTGTCTATCGCAGAAACCAGCGTAAAGCACTAAGCCACTTATAGTTGGGCGTTTTACTTGTAACACAGTATCAGAGTTTTTAAGATGTACATCTTCTACAGTGCAACCATTATCAAAATACTCATCTATTTTTGTTTGGAGTTCTTCAGGTGTGTTATATTTGGGTGGACGGCCTACTGGCATAATATATACTATCTCCTACTACAAGTATATACTATGACGTATGTAGGGTCTCCAACTTGTGGCGTGCTTGTGTTAATTGATCTGTAACATATTGGCGGGATTTGCCTTCAAGTTCGGCTATTTGCGTGCATGACTTTCTATGATATACACGCCAAATCATAAACTTTACCTGGGTGGTAGATAAGCTGTAAATAAAACATTGTTCAATTATGTCCCAAAAACCTACTGATGGCAATGGCATAAAACATATTTACCTTTTCTTGTAATTGCTAAATCGGCTACAAGTCTCACACTTTTTATCCCTGTTCTTACAATCACTTTTCAGGCACATCGACACCATGTAATTTAATCTTGACTTTGGCCCCCAATGGCTTACCTTGCGCCCATAGCGGCTTATCTTATCCATGACATCAGGGTGTATTGGTTCCCGTATTTTTGTCATTGGTATATTGTCCGGTACTTTAGGTGGTTTTCTCATAATATCACTACTATACATTGTATCCCATGCCACAACTGGTCGAGATTACGGTTTCTAGGCTCTATCCCATCGCAAGCAAAATGTCCTAATAGTAAAAACGCATACTTCCCTAATGTAAAAATGCCCATGTACTTTAACGCAATACTCACACAGCCAGCCCATAACAAGCTATGCGCCAATAATATCATAGGCCGTTTGCTTTTCTCTGCAAAGAAATGCCCCTGCAGCGCCCAATCCCCAACGGCATGTGCCGTTACTACCCATATTAACTTTTCTATTATATACATATCGGCCTCTTACCCTCTCTTGCCGCTTTAAGTATCTCCTTCGCTGTCTTTTCCTGGCCCGGGATTACATTTTCCTCTGCCTGCCTGAAAAAGCTCTCTGCCTCTTGTTCATTACGCAGCATTTTTAATAATACCCCTATATTAACCAACAACTTAAACTCTTTCGGCGAAATCATTTTAGTCATTACCCACATGTTTAAAGCCTCTCGGATCGCCCCCTGATCAAACCTTTTCCTTGCCCGTGTATGCCAGGCGTACCATGCTCCAGGTTCTTCCATAACACTATATTCCACCAGCCAATAATCGTCAGTAAACGCGGGT